GTATAAGCGTATCGGTTCGCTACTTTGGTCACAGTATTTCGCCAACATAGATCGTAAGATCTATGAAGGTGATATGCTTCCGAAGCACGGGCCTGGAACAAACGCTGATCGCATTCAGGGAAACCGAAAATGGGATCAGAAATTTTGGACCAAGCGTTTGGAAGAACCATTCCCTCATTGGGAATGGCTTATTCCAAACTACAACTTCCTAACGGACGTTGCCGACGTAACGATCCTCGAACCTGGTGCAGAGATCCCCGCTGAGGTGATCACTGTACCTAAGACGTTGAAAGCACCTCGAATCATCGCTCGAGAACCTTCCTACATGCAGTATATGCAGCAGGCGGTTCTCAAGTTGATGACCAAAGAGATGGAAAGCAATGACAATGCCTACCATCTAATCAGAAACGTTTCACAGGTTCCTAACCAGGAACTTGCTAAGCGTGGATCCCTTTTGGGGGATTTGGCAACACTCGACTTGAGTGAGGCTTCTGATCGTGTTTCCAATCAGCACGTACGAATGCTGTTGTCCAACCATCCTCATTTAGCAGAGGCGGTTGATGCAACACGCAGTCGGAAGGCTGACGTTGGTAAGTACGGAACTATCCGTCTTGCCAAATTTGCGTCTATGGGTTCAGCGCTTTGCTTTCCGATGGAGAGTATGGTATTCACTACCATTATCTTCGTCGCGATTGAAAAGGCGCTTAACCGTCCCCTAACCCGGAAGGATATTAAATCCCTCCGCGGAAAGGTACGCGTCTACGGAGACGATATTATCGTCCCCGTAGAATATGTGTCAGCAGTTGTGACTAATCTTGAGACTTTCGGTCTTAAGGTCAATGTCAACAAGTCTTTCTGGACTGGCAAGTTCAGAGAGTCTTGTGGTAAGGACTATTACGATGGGCACGATGTTTCAATCGTGCGCATGCGTAGCTTGATCCCTACCCAGCTGCAAGCCGCTTCAGAAGTGGTGTCAACCGTAGAATTTGCTAATAACCTCTACAAAGCTGGTTATTGGCGTTCTGCGGAGCACCTCGACAATGTTATGAAGGACCTTCTCAGGTATCTTCCTATCATTGAAGAAAACTCTTCTGCACTAGGTCGCGTTTCTTTCATGGGCCATAGGTCTAGAAAGATTCACAAGCACCTACATCACCCTATTGTCAAGGGTTATGTAGTGTCAACTGACCACCGAGCCTCACGGCTTGATGGTTATGGTGCCCTAATGAAGTTCCTGGTTAAAGACAGCGATTTGCCAATCGCTGATCCCAGGCACTTGGAGCGTGCTGGACGTCCTAAGTCCGTCGACATCAAACTTAGGTGGGTTAGACCATTTTAATAATGGACTAATGGAGCTTAGCTCCGGCGTGGA